ACAGCTCCCCCGAGCCATGCACAAATCGCGCGCTGAAGCTCATCGCCAATTCCCTGTCCCCAACTTCCAATCGCCCGCGGATTGCTCCTGAGTTTCCGGCCACTACGTTCGCCTGCGTATGAGCGACCGTGCCGGCCAAATTGGTTGTGACGTTAGTGATCGTCGGGCTTGTAAATGCCGTCCCGGCGACGGCGGCCGTGAAGATTATGTCCGCCCCGCTGCTCGTGATGACGATGCCGACGGCCGCATAGGCCGAGGCCCACGAGGTCACAAAGTCGGCCGCAGTGGTGGGCAAATCAGAGCTGAAGGTCGCAAGTTTGGTCAGGCCGCCCGCCGCTCCGACATTGGCGGTGCCACTCGATCCCGTCAGCGTGATGGTATCGACCTGCGCGATTGCACCCTGGAAGCCTGAACCGGGAAAGAATCCCGCATCAAGCGCCAGGTTGTTTTTCCATGCCGCTTCGAGCGAAACAAAGTTTTTGTTTGTGACATAGTCGACGCCGTTGATTGTGCATGTCACTGAAGCTGATGGGAGAAGCTTCTCCACCAGGACCGCCGGCAATGTGATTCCGGAAGGTTCGATGTACTTTCCCGAACCTACGAAGTTGGCCACGAGCTTGCTATTAGCCCGGCCGGGCCCGCTGCCGACAGTCAGCGACCAATCGTTTACTGCACAGCCGATCGCCATGTGATCCAGGACGGAGCTGGCGCCGGCGCGAATCTGCTCTATGAAGCTGAAGTATGGCAGCTCGAGACCGTCCGCCACCGGGTCAAGCGGCGTGCAGGTGTAGATGAAATTCGGCGACGATCCGCTCTTCACGACGTGACCCAATCCGAACGCCATGACCCAGGCCGCGAAATCCGAACTCAGATACTTTTCCAGCTGGCCCGCCACGTCCCAGGATGTCGGGAATATCTGCGTCGCGAACTCGTTGCCCTTGCCAAGCTCGGGGGCATCGTTCTCGGTGTTGAGCTTCGGCATGGCATAACTCGTATTGAGCTTCTTGAGGCTCCATACGCCGCCCACAGTGTTGGCCGTGGCAATATCGACCTGCTTTTCGAACCCAAAGCCGATTAGGATTTCTCTGGTTTTGGCTGTCATTTAGTCATCTCCTGTTTCTTTGAAGGACATCGGTACTTCGAAGTAATCGACTGCGTTTGCATCGGACTGTCGCACGATGGGTGCACGGTTACATACTGCATTTCTTGCCCGAGGCTCGTCGGCTTGCCCTTCACGATCAGGCGGAACAGCCGGTAGTAACCAGAGGGTGTGTCGTCCCCGGAGTCTTCGCCGGCGCGGCAAAAGATCGATATTCGATGCTGCCAGACTTGGAACCCCCCCGAAGCCGTTGGCTCCGTTCCTTGAAAGGCAACCATGACGCCCGGCGCCGGCATCTGATAAATGGCCAATTCCAGGCTGACGTTCTTCGGGTACCTGTCCTTGTAGGCATAAATTTTTGCCTCATCGCCGCCGACAGCTTCCACAAGATCAGGAATATCCCGCAGCAAGTCGACGAGAGCGCTGATGATTTCTGCCGGGTCAACCAAGGTCGAGTCCCGTTTTCTTCGAAAGAATCATGCGTTTCATCCTCTCGCGTAGTACTTGCGCGAATCGGTCCATTACCACCCGCTTGTTTGTCGGTGAGAAAACCAGCCAGGGCTCGCGCTTCATATTGGCGAATCCCTTGATCCGTTCCTTCCGGGATGTGAGACTCGCCTTTGCCATGTTGTCGCTCACGGTTCTCAGTGATAGATTGCTCAGCATCTTTCCGGTCAGTTTGAGATCCCGGCGATTGCCCTTGTGCATTCGGCTTTTGTACATCGCATACCGCTTTGTGAGCGGCTTGGCGGAGCTATCATTCGGCCCCTGGGACGAGGACAGGCGCTTGAATACACTGAGCAAGCCAGCGGCTCCCACTTGCACCATTTCCTGCTGCTTGAACGTCAGCAGGTCCAGCCGGAGCTGCTTCTTTTGCCAGATGCGAATGCTCTGAGCCATCAGCTCACCGGCCTATCCTGCCGCAGAAGAATCCAGAGGCCGCCCGCGGCGTCCTCCTGCATGCGCACGATCTTATAGACGGTGGTCGCGCTCGAAATCTCGTCGCCCCTTTGCGGCGCCGGCGAGATATCGGCGGCATTTATCCAGAGACGGGCATAAGTGCTGCCATCACCCGGCGCTGTTTCCTCCTGCTCGGCGCCGGCCTCCAGGATCCCGGTGATGGTGATGGGCTCAGAACTGCTCGCGGGCGTGAAGGTAAACTCCCGCCCGAAGCTGCCCAGACAGGATTTGTTCACGCCGCCAACAAGATCCTCGAATGACATAGCCGCGAGCTTCGACCAAAAGAAAGCAGAAGGAGGGCGGAATCTGGGCCGCCCTCCTGGCTAAAAGGCATCAGGTCAATTTCTGCCGGACCTATGCCACTGTGACGCCGGTTGCGTTCTCGTTCAGGATGCTCGCATGGATGAGCGCGACGTGGTTGTCCGACGCCCCGCCGCTCTTCGTGATGGCGACCTTGATGGTGAAGGTCTGTTGGGCGCTGTTCGCGCCGGTCATGGCGCTCGCGGTCACAACCACGGATGTAACATTCGCGGCGCCGGCAACGTGAGACTCTGCCCCGCCGATGCCCGAAGAGACTGTGGCGACGCAGGCTAAGCCGGCCGTTCTCGCGAGGACGACCTGATACTTGGACAGCCTGACGCCTTCACCCGCGCCCACGGTCCCACCGGCTCCCAAAATGCCCAGGACATCGACGTTGATGATGGCCGCGTGCTGGGCGTTCGGTACCGTAACGGTCAAGCAGTCCGTCGCGGTGGTATCCGTCAGGCCCGTCACCCTTTTGGTTATGTCGGTTTGGACATTCGCGGCAGCCGGCACGCCCGTGCCGCCCAAAGACAGAGACGAGGTGATCTGGGCCACGTCAATGCTCTTGGCGGCATCGAGTACGACACCGCTGCTTGCGCGCGCCGTGCCGGCGACGACGCTATGCAGTACGTTGATCTCAGCCGCCGTGGCCGTGACACCGAGGCCGGACATGGCGAGAACGGTTGGATTGGGGGTCAACCGGACCCGGACCGTGGAAGCTCCGGTTACAGCAGCCAGTTCCGCCTGGCCGATCACCTGATTGCTGCCGGCCGTGGACGTCGCAGCATAGGCGCTGTTGTCCCAGTAAACCAGATCTCCGGCTGAAAAGACGCTGGAGTCCTTCGCCAGATCCCAAACGCCCGCGACACCATACTGGCAGAGCAGATCCCCGCTCGTATAGTCCCGGAGCGCAATTCCGAAGATGTACCCGATCAGCGCACCAGTGCCGCTTGAGTGCGTGCGCGGCGCAGTGAGTTCGAGCACTTTTCCTTCGTGTACGAAGTTCTTTGACATTTCACCTCTCCTTTGATTTCTAGGGGCCGATACCTATCGGCCCCGGTTAAGCATTGCTCACAGAAGTGTTGCTCTACTCACTACGCACCGGCATTCTTTGTTGCTCCGCGGAAGTCGATCGCGGCCGCGGCGAAATCATGCCGGATTTTGATTTCCACACCGTCCACATCGAAGCCCTGGCGGGTCTCGGTGTAGGGACCTTCCTGACCTTCCAGGTAGGCATGGATGACTACCGGCGCGACGTTCGGATCCGCGAACAGATACCATGCCGTTGCACTGGCGGTATCCAGGCGGGCTTCCGCAATGGGCGTCATGCTGCCGGCCCACGGATTGACATTGGCGGCCGAACTCGGGAACATGGCGCCTGCTACAGCCGGGGTATAGCTCGGAGAGCAGTACTGCCGCGCGATTCCCAGGAGGGCGACGGGCACAACCAGGAATTTCGGCGCGATGTTCATCACCATGCCGCCGATCGTGGTCTGCTTCATCATCAGCGCGATTCCGGTCCCGAGACTGGTGATCGAGATTGCGGCGGCGCTGTCGAGGTTGACGTGTGTGGTCGCGTAGAAGAGGGCAACCCCGTCGGCGAGGGCGGCGTTGGCGGTGATAATGCCCCAAACGGTCGTTGCCTCGAGGACGGCAACCTCCCGGCCCATGTACATCGGGATGGTGCTGAAGGCGGCGAGATCGTCGTTGATGATCACCTGGCGGGTGATGGCGATGATCTGACCGTAGGTCTTCAGATACCAGGTTTCCCCGCCTTCCACCAGCGCGCCGTGCTTGTACTCGCCCGATTCGGGGAGCGCCGCCAGGCGGGTGTTGCTGTCGAGCTGCAGTTCGCTCATGGTCTTGAAGTCGGGCGCGGTCCGGCGGGCCGAAATGTCCTTCCACTTGGAAAGCGCATCGGCGATGTCATAGGCCGCCCGCAAATTCTTGTTCAGGACATTGGCGAGAATGTACGGGAAGTCGCTGGTCGATTCGAAGGCCAGTTTCGCAATGTCGGAGGCGTTCTTGCCTCGATGCCGGATGCCATTGGCGTCCAGGCATTCCTTCGCGATGTCCAGCAGTTTGAGATGGGCGTACTGCTCGCCGGCGGTTCCGAGGATGGGGTATTTTGCGGGGTCCATCCGATGATGAAGCGCCAGGGCCAGGCCCGCGCGAAGGGTGTCGGCCTCAGCGGTAATCACGCGGATCTGACCTTCCTGTCTGGGCTGGCGCGCTTCTGCTTTGGCGGTCTCATCGATGGCCAGCTTGTGGAAGTCGCTCACCGAAGTCCCCAACTTGATGTGGTCTGTCGCGAACGTCGGAGGGAGTGACAGGGATTTCAGAGCCGCAATGCCGATGATCCCATCGACTCGCTTCCGCTCCTGGGTGACGGCTTCCGCCCTGAGCTTGGTTTCATCTACCGGAGGATCGGCCACAGCGGCAGCTGCCAATCCCTGATCTGCTTGAGTGCGGGTTTCTACTGAGCCCGCAACAGGACTTTTGTCCTTGGGGTCCATAGGTTCTCCTTCTTTGCGGGCCACAATAGCCCCTTGAATGTCGGCGGAGACAATCTCCGCCTCCGTGAAACGTACTCCCGCGCCGTCCTTGAAACCGGCGTTCGGATCAGCGCCGATCGCGACGATGGAAATTTCGAGGGGTTCCCAATCGACGGCGAGATAAGATTTGATCTTGTCCTCCTCTGCGGTCGTCTCCAGCATTCTGTGGATTCTCGCGCCCACGCTTGCATTGCGGATGATGCCGTTTTGGATGTCATTCCAAATGTTGTCAACATCGGGACGGTCGCTGAATTTGAGATCGGCGATACCCTTGCCGTCCTCAATCGAGGCGTCCTCGACAACTCCTAAAATACTGTTCAACGCAAAGTCCCAGTGTGAATCGAGCACGGGGGCCTTGCCGGATTTGAACCGCTCCATGCGCACATTTTCCGGTTTCATCCCGAGCGTGAGCTTGAATGGTCCCTCATCCCACGAATTGCGCAGCACGGTCGCGCCCGTGTACCAAGTCACGCGCTTGCGCCGCTCTTTGCCGCTGCCGCCGGATGGGGCAAAGTCCGCCTGTAATCGCTGCACCGGAACTTTGATTGTGCTCATGACTTACCTCTCCTGAATGTTTGTTTAGAAACGGCAGGCTCTTCTTTGTCGCCCGCAGATACAGAGCCGCCCTTGGCGCTGCGGTGGCGCGGATCGCAGTCGAGTATTACGCCGGCGTCATCCCAGGCTTTGTTTCTGCGTGCGATCGCGGCCAACTGCTCGTCCGGGTCATAGCCTTCTTCGCCGACCGCCTGCTCCCAGGTCTGAGTTCCCATCCGAATTTTCGCGAGCGTCGCATCAGCATCCTTTACCGGATCGACGCTGCCATAGCTTGGCGGGGTCCATTCGGTTCCATATTCCGGCCTGGAAATCCGTTCTGCGGCAACAGCCAAATCAATGAACCAATTCCGAACAGGGGTGCAGAACATCGGAATGAAAGTTAGCCATCGCAAGGCGTCGATGTTGTTGCGAAAGGAGAGGAGGCCGGCGCGGTAGCTCGAGTAGTTCACGTTCGACAGATCGCCCGTCAGCTGCTCATAAGTCAGATCGATTCCGGAGGCGATGCGAGTCTGCACATCCCGCATGTAATCACGGTAGCCGGATCCCGTGCCGCTTGGAGTAATAGATGTGACTTCCTCTCCGGGTCGCGTGTATTTGATCATGCCTGGTTCCATCGTCTCCACAATCTGATGATCTTCGGTGTGGACCGTCCCGAGAGACGGACCCTCGGAGGCGTCCGGCTGAGTGACGATGAGGCCAAAGCAGGCTTCGATCTTCTTTCGCACCAGCTCCGCCTCGCAGTACTCGTCAAGGTCACGCAGCGAGATGATAACGGGAGCAAACCAGGGCACGCCGCGGACCTGGCCGGCGCGGTCCTTACGATAGATGTGCAGCACGTATTTGGCGTCGACGCGCTGCGATCGCAGGGTTGAACTCGTCACCCACGGAATAAGGACCTCGCCGGGATGCTGCGGAAAGAGCCAATAGGCAACACGCTGACCGAGCTTGTCGAACTCCACCCCCTGAATGATGTAGCCCGTCGGCGTCGACTGCGTTTTATTCAGGTCAAGGTAATCGGGCTCCAGGACCTGAATCTGAAATGGCACATGGAATCCGTCGCTGCTGTAGCGTGGGCGCAGCCGGATGATGACCTCTCCGCCCTCCACAATTGAGCGGGCAGCCAATCGTTGCAGACCGTAGAGGTCTAACTGGCCGTCGGCGTCACATTCCTGTACCCAGACTTTCCAGGCGCGGTCAATCTCCGCCGCAAGCGCCTTCGCGCGCTTCTGATCCTGTTCAGACGGAGAATCCTGCGCGGTGATGCCGGTTATGCGCGCCTGCGCCGTTATACCAGTCCCCACGGCATGCCCGACCAGTTCATTGAGAGCCCGTGCGGCATAGGCGTTGTTGCGCACCAGGTCGCGGCTGCGTTTCCGCAAAAAGGTGATCGCTGGGCCAATCTCGGAGTTGGCCGCGCTGTCGATCGTGAGCCAACCAGACGTCCGCCGATCGGTGCGCGCGCCCTCATATGCCAGCATGACGTTAGAGGCAGCCCTCCAACGGGCGCGCATAGCTCCCCACTTCGGACTCACTGATCCGATAGCGCGGTCCAGCCAGTTTTGTTTTGTCATCAGGAAATACGCTGTCGCCCAGCTCCCGGAAACTGTCCGGGGCGAGGTCCCTTGCGGAATTTGGCAAAATGGGTCTGATTGGTTGCGGCCAGCCCGAGGTCGATGCGCATCCGGCTGCGCAGTTCCAGCATCTCGCTTTGGCTGCGGTAAGTAACCACGCGATCACCAAATCGGACCGATGTCGCTCCCGACGCAATCGCGGCCTCAAGGTCCGCGAGGTTTTGTGCAGTCCAACTCATTGTTCTGGTCTCCACAATTTCATCATCGCGGATTCGTACTCCTGCCAATCGAGACCGAACATTTCTGTGAACACTCGCTCGACGACGGTAGCGATCTGGTGCCCCCGGTAGTAAGGGCTGGCCGGGTCGTCGCCGGGTTCCGAGTCGGCCGGGACGAGCCCCTGGCTGGCCGCGTCCTCGAAGGCCACGTCAAATTCCTCCGAGGCCCCGGTGGTTACACCGTGCAGCTCATTCCAATGGCGCTCCACCAGCTCGTGGATAAAGACCGCCAGCTCTGCTGTATTGTTGCCCAGCTCCGAGGAGCGGAATTCCTCGATGGGGCCGTTCGCAAAGTAATCCCCGATTGTGTTGTAGTGTTGCTCAGAATGCGGGATCACCTTGAAATGGAGCTCTTTCATAGCAGGCCTTTGACGTCGTCAAAGCGCTTCACAAAGAGGCTCGCCAGGTCGAGCCGGTATTGAACGTCCGGCATCACCACGGCGCCGGCGACCTTCTCCGCGGCCGCGATCGCATCCGGGATCGTATCCGCCAGGCCCGTGGCCACTCCGATTTTGCCCTCGCCTCCGGAGCTTAGAAGGTTCAGCTCATCGTCGCGTTCGATGTCATAGGGATAGAAGTGGTCGAAATTCTTAATTCCCCGAAGAGGAATCCCACTCGGTGCGTGCGCTCTCGAGGAAGGATAAGGAGAAATGCTCAGCCGGATCCCACCGGCAAAGCCGGCCCGGAGCGGAATGCTCGAGGCCTGCCCGAGCGCGACGTCGGCAAAGAACTTGCCGAGCTCGACGTCGAGCAGTTCATTGAAAACCGTGGGCTCGCAGTCGTAGCCCATCCGAGGTGTGAATTCGAGAACAAAGACGTCCTTGTCCGTGGCGATCGCGTTGACCTGGATGATGCCCGTGTAGTTTTGCTCCTGCGCCCAGGGCAGGATCTTATCGAGCTGGGCCGCGGTGATCCGATCCCAATCGACCGCATAGAGAATGTTCCCGCTGCAACCGCCCGCAGGCCCGCGGTCACCATCCATGAGCTTCTTGGTCTCGAGCGTGCGGTCTGCCGGCAGCAGAGGTTTCCCGTGGGAGAACCAGAGCGCCGTGTCCACCTCTACGCCGGCCACGAATTCCTGCAGCATGAAATCGATGCGCCGGCCCATCTCGCGCTCGTAGTACGCGAGCATCGCCAGCAGGTCTTCCGCGTCGGCCGAAACGTAGGATGGGACGTTGCCCGAGTGCTCTCCGCACGGTTTGAACACGAGTCGCAATTTTGCGCCGTCGCCTGCGACGAGGGCCTTAGCCGATTCCCAATCGTTAAAGAACCAGGCCCGAGGCTGAGACATGCCGAGCTTCCGGATCTGCTGGTATGCGAAGCGCCGGTCGTTCTCGAGGCGATCCATAAGGCCGCTGCCACCGACCACTGCAAAGCCGGCTTTAAGAAACGCGTCGGCCAGCGTGCCCATGCCGGTCGAGTCGAAGATCAGGATCGTGTCCTCGTCGATCGTGAAGTCGTACTCCTCCACTTTCATTACCAGGCCGTCGCAGGAATGCATGCCGAAGGGATCCATGATCGAGACCGCGATCTCGTTGCCTTCCTCGGCAATGCGCAGCGCTGCCCCGCAGCCGGCGCCGTCGTCGGAGACCATAAGGAATTTCATGATTTTAGGAAACCTTCTGCCGTTTGAAGTGAAAGACCGTCTGCGAGGGATCTTCCCTGCAGGATGAGGTCGAGACTAATTCCCAGCCGTCCCCGCCGAGCTTCGAAAGCGCCGCGTCCGAGAGGTGAGGCAGTTTCAGGCTTTTGTATTCCCAAAAGGGTCGCCAGCCGGACCGGCCGCTGCCGGGTTCGATCTCGTCCGGATTCTCTCGGATCATGCCCGGATCGATTTCCCTTCTGGTTTTCATCGGCGCAACCATCCCCTGCCCCGGTCGCCCATCCATGAGCTGCCGCTCGATCCCTTGCGAGGCGCCGGAGCTGGTGCTGCCGGTGGCGCCTTCGGAGGTTCGTCCGGAGGCCTTTCGCCCGGTGCCTTTTGTTCCGATGCCGGCTGCCGTTTCACGCCCATCTGTTGCTCGAGGCTGTTCCAATGTTTCTCCTGCATGCGATCGAGCCCGAGATCCCAGGCCGCAGCTCGTGCGTATACCCTGC